CCTTGACGCCGTGATGGCGGATGGAATCGCGCACCTCGCCCTCGTCGACCGGCACCCGCATCTGAGCGCCGCGCACGATCAGCTCGGCCGATTCCAGCATGGCGCGTTCCATTTCGGCGCGGACACGCGCGGGTATCTCATCGACCAGCCGCCGCCTGACCTTATCCAGTCCCTGTACCATTGCTTCGCTTCCTGCCGGTGGCGCCCTTCTGTTGCATCCAGGCCCAGATCTCGTCCTTCTCGGCCTCGTCCAGCTTGCCCTTGCGGTCGTCGTGGCTTTCGGTGTCGTGCGCCGCGACCCACCGCTCGCTCGCCGCAGCCATTTCCCACATGCTCATCTTGCGCCAGTCGTTCGGCGAGATGCCCATCAGGACGGCGTTGCCAAGGACGGCTCCGAAACGGATCTTTCCGTTGGGAAGGTCGTCGACCCGTTCCGACCCTCCCCCGCTTTTCCCACCGGCTCATCCTCGACGCCGTGCGTGGCGGCGGCGAGGATCCTGACCGCCAGGACAACAAGCCCGTTCTCGCCGCCGAGATCCCACGGCTTCTGCTCGACGTTGGTGCGCACCAGCTTGGCCGCCTGTGCGGCATCCATGCCGGCTCCGATCAGGCCGAGTCGGATCGTCTCGATCACGTCCTGAAGGTGCCATTGGCCGAGCGACAGGCGGGCGAGCACTACAGCAGGCCCGGCATCGCGCTTTTCCTGCAACTCGACCAGTTCGCCCCATGCCAGCCGGAAGTCGCATTCCTCGCCGCCGAACAGCGCCGTTATGCGACCGATACGGCTCATGGTCCGGCCGTCCAGGTGGCGGTCACAGGCCCGTCAGACGTGGCGTTGATCGCCAGCGTGACACGGCCGCCGGCATCCGCGGCGAAGGCCTCGCTGTCGACGTGGAACTTGCCTTCGATCACCTTGGATCCGACCGCCTCGAAGTCGATCGTCACACGCATCGGAATGCTGTCCGTGGACATGGCGGCATCGTCCCAGTCAGGAACTGACTCGGCCGCTGCCACGCCGTCGCCGGTAATGGTGCAGGACTGGCTCTGCACGTCGCGGCCGACCCAGATCGGATCATCCGGGTTGTCGCAATCGGGAATGTTGATCTCCTGGAGGTTCTTGGAGATCGTGCAGCCCTTCGACGTAAAGCCGCACGGTGCCGAATAAACCGGCGGCACGGCACTGTCGCCGATCTCGATCAGCATCTTTCCGAATTTGGCTGTCGTAGGTTGCGCCATTGTAGTATCCTTTCCTAATGCTGGTTACGTGTGTGATTTGCGGGAAAGAGTTCGAGAAACGGCGGCATGGTCCGTCGAAATACTGCAGCCGCGAATGCCGTCGCGTATTCGAGTTGCGCGAACACCACCGCAAGCGCGCCGAGCGCGGCTTGCCTAAACTCGGTGATCAGATAGCGTGCGAGCGATGCGGATCGGATACGGCCAGACGCAGCCGCAGCCGGCCCTATTATTGCGAAGCATGTGCCAAAGCGAGGCGCGCCGAAACATGGAAGGCCTGGCGCGCAAACCATCTTGCCCAGCGCTACGAAATTCAGCGCGTTTGCGATGATCGGCGCTATGCGGATCCCGAACGCAGAAAGAAGATCAATGACTATCACACCGTCCGTTTGCGGCAGCATCGGCAGCGGATAAAAGCACTTCGCCTGCAACTGAATTCCTCCAGTTAACGTCGCTCAATGGCGGCCTCGAACGACAGGATGCCGTGACTTGTGAGGCCGTCAGGGTCACGGACAATGCGAGAGTTGCGGTGCTCGAAATAGGCCATGCCGTTGGTGGCAAGCGGCATGTCCTGCTCGCGGTCGTGCAGCGCGGCGCGCACCGCATCGACGATCTTCTTGACTTCGGGATAGCCGACGCCGCGCGACCAGCAATCGATCTGCTGCGCCACCAGCAGGCCGGCGATGCAGTCGGCCGTGTCGTCGACGCTGTCGACCGGCCCGATGGTGACATAGGGAAATGCCGCTGATGCCGGCACGCTGTCGTAGATCCGGCCATTGACCAGGGCGGCCACTGCCGGATCCGCCTTCAGCCGCGCCACGATCGCGCCCTGCATTTCCAGTTCAGGCGTCGCCATCAGTAGCCGCCCCCGCCATTCGACCCTCTAGACGTGCCTGCTTCGCCAGCGGCTCCAGCATCACCACCGGGCGCGGCGACACCGGCTCCGATGCCGGGATCAGGCGCCGCCGGATCCAGCCCAGCCGGATCGCCTTTCTTGCCTTCATCGACCAGGAAACTGTCTGCAAGCTTGCGTTTCCTTCCTCCGAACACGATGGCGCCGACTTTGCCGGCCATCGCCTTGATCGCCTCGCGGCGCTGCTGGCATCCGACACACGCCATCAGCCTGTCGCCACGCCGCCCTCGACCAGAAGATCAATCAGCGCGCGGCTGCGATCTTCCTCGACGGCCTGGATGTTGTAGGCGGTACCGCGGCGCACATCGCGAGCCTGCCATGCCGATCCAATCCGCAGCGTGTCGGCGCAGCGACGCACCTGCATGACCATCGCCTCCTGACTTTCCAGACGCGCCGCCATCACCGTTTCCGATCCGCGCAGATAGATAAACTTGGCGTGCTGCTGGAACTGCTCGACCCAGGTCGAAATGACATTCCCATATTCGTCCTCTTCATCCTTGCGCTGGTCGAACGCGACCAGTTCGATCATCTGTCCGGCGCCGAACTTCGCGGGCATAGGCTCCTCCTACGCTCGCGGTGTCCACAGTCCGCCAAGCATGTCGTTCAGCCAGTACGGCACGCTGTCGAGCGAGTAGGCGGTGACACTTTCGCGGTGTTCGTAAACAAGCGCGGCAGTCCGCAGGATGCCGCCGAGCATTGCCGGCGGCATGCCGGTTGCCTCCGCATATCCTGCCGTCAGCGTGATCAGCGCATCGGCCGGAAAGGCGGTGCCATCCTTCTTGACCAGCCAGACCGGCTCGGTGATCGCCCCGCTTTCCAGCTGGTACTCGGCTTTGACGTCGACGCCGCCGGACGAGATCGTGAAATCGCTGACCGGCTTCACCGGGCACTGGTAGCGCGAGGCACCGGTCGACAGATCCGGCGACCACGCACCCTCGGCGCCGAAGATCTGAAAGCTCCAGAAATTCGCGCAGTAATCGATGGCTATCGCCGTATGGGTCTTGATGATCTCGTCGTCGTCAGGGAAATCGACGCGGCAATGCAACTTGACCAGCGGCAGCAGCGCCAGCGGCAACGCGGTGTAGTCGACGGTTGGGTTCCAGCTCATCCGCCGCGCTCCTGCTCGTAGCGTTCGAACATGCTGCGCAGATCGACGGTGACCGACTTGCCGTTGGTGAGCTCTAGCACGCATGCGTAGTCCTTCACCGAAACATCCTGGATGCCGATCCCCGGCTTGCCGCGCTTGCCTTGGGCGCCGAGCATCCAGCCGTCGCCGGGCAATGGACCGGGATCGTCCTGCCTGGCGATCCACTCGGATCCGTTGAACGACACCCGGTCGAGCTTGCAATAGGCTTCGGCCTTGTCGTAGAGGCCACGCAACTCGCCGGTGGCACCATCCACACCGTCATGGCCATCACGTCCTGGCGGTCCCGCCTCCCCCGGCGTACCGGGCTCGCCCGCGTCCCCTTTGATCGATTCGCCTGGCGGTCCCGGCGGCCCGGCCTCGCCGGAATCGCCTGTAAAGCCGCGTGGTCCCTGTTCGCCGTCTTTCAGTTCGGCCAGGCGATCGCGCAGCACGCCGATTGCCCGCTCGACCTCCAGCTGCAGCGCCATCTTGTGCTGGTTAAAATCGGCCAGCAGCCGCTCGCGTTCCTCGGCAAAGCGGCGGCCGATCGTATAGGCGAGATCCTCAAGCCGCTGTTCGGTTGGCATCGTCGATTCCCCGTGTGAAGGCCGCCGGTAGATCGCGTTCTTCTTCCTCCTCTTCGGGCTGCTCTTCCGCTTCGGGCGCCGGCGGCGGCGCTGCCGGCGCTTCCGGCCGCGGCGTTTCCGGTTTTGCCTTATCCCAGGCCGACAGCGGCACGACCTGCTGTTGCACGCGCGGCTCGTCGCCAAACGGCGCATCTGGCAGGTCTTCCGAATTGCGCGCCTCGTTGGGCGCGTAGATGCCGCCCTGGACGCCGCGCGCCAGCGCCTCGATGCGGTCCTTGTAGGCGACGCGCAGCAGCGCCCTGGTGTCGAGCTCGACCCATTCGTCCGGCCAGCCCTTGAGGCCGAAGAAATGATCGAGGCCGACCTCGATGTGGTTGATGGCGAAGCCGAGCCCGCGCGCCAGCCAGAACTGCATCAGCGCCTCGGTCGATGAAAACGAAGAGCGATCGGTGAGGCCGAGGATGGCCGGCGGCACGCCATAGACCGCGAAGATCTCGTCCTGGGTAAGCCGCGCAGCCTCGGTCAGCGCGGAATCCTTGGCCGACATCGAAACAGGCTTCCATTTGAAGCCGTTGGTCAGCACCGGCGGCCCGGCGGCGAGATTGTCGATGCCCTTCCATGCATCATTGAACCGTTGCCGCCAGCCGGCGGCCTGGTCCTGGGAGATGTTCTGCTCGGTTTCGATGACGCCAGCCGGCCGGTTCAGATTGCCGAAAGACTGGATCAATTGGCCGCTGATGGCGCGCTGCGCGGCCACCGCGGCGGCGGCGTGCCTGGATGGCGGAATGCCGGTGAGCGGTGCGGATGCTTCCGGCTCGAGCTTGATGTGCAGGACGTCGCGGGCCGGTGCCACGATGCCGGCGCGGCTGCGCTGCTGACCGAGGAAGGAACGGTCACCCTCGAGCACGGTATTGCCGGCGAGCTCGTAGAAGATCGCCCCGTTCGATCCGACGACAGGACGAGACTGAGCAGGATCGAACGGATGCAGCGCCGTCACCTCGTAACGGTCGTTGCGGGTGGCCAGCGCGTAGGTGTTGCCGTGGCGATAGAGATCACTGGCGAGATCGAGCAGAAAATCGGACCGGCTCTGGTAGTCGTTCGGCCGCTTCAGGATCCTCGATAGCGCCGATGTCGTGATCCGTTCGCGGCCGCCGTTCTCCAGCGCCCACCAGTGCTCGCCGGGACACATGGCGATGGTCTGCGCATAGGCGGCGATGCAGGCCTCGACCACCGGCGACGATCCGCCCTTGAGCGGATCGAGATCCATCTGCCAGAAATTCCAGAAGCCCCACGGTTCCGGCAGCCAGCCCTGGTTGAGGATATGCCAAGGCCCAGTCTTCGGTTGGCCCTCGACGCCTGGATCGCCGCTTTCGATGGAGCGGCGATCGAACAGGCGCAAGGCGCGCCGGACCGGATCCAGCATCGCCATCGGCCCGTCACTTCTTGGTGCTGCGGGTCGAATAACCGGCTGCCGGCTTGTCAGCTTCCATCGCCTTGTCTTTCGCGGCGGCGTCGTCCTTGGCAGCCTTGGCCTTCTTGCCCTTGGCGTCTTCGTCTTCCTCGCCGCGCATTTTCCGGGCGGCCTTCTCTGCTGCAACGATCATGGCGTCATTTGCCTCCTGGTCGAATTCCGGCGGTTCGGCGTCCGGATCCACCGGTTCAAACGGATCCTTCGCCCAGCCGTCATCGATCGCCTGGTCGGCGTCAGCGGTCGGCAGTGTCAGCCGCTGGCCCTTGTAGGGTCCGGCGATTGCCTCGATGACCTTGGTTTCATCAGCCATATTGGGGACTCCCTTTTGCATGAAAAGCGGGCTGCGCCAGGCGCAGCCCTTCAGTTGGGGCAATCAACTCACCAGCCGACGCCAGGGACGACCTGCACCATGCCAGGCCGTACCATTGCCCATGTGACGAACAGCGACAGCCGAATCGCTACGCTGTCGGTCTGGAACAGCGACCGCATCGGCGCCGCCACGACGTTCGGCGAGCCAGGGGTGCCGAGCGCCACCGGCGTGGTGTCCTCCTCGTGCAGCGTGGCCTCGTTGGACACGGCAAAGCGCGGCGAATCCCCGGTCGCGGTGGCGAACCAGTCGGCATCCACCGCAATGACCGTGCCGGTCGGCACCGTGATCGACGAGACGATGCGGGTGGCGCCGATCTTCGAAGCCGCCTGCTCTGCACTGCCAAAGGCAAAGTCGCCTGTCGACGTCTGGCTCATACCGATCCGCCGCGCCTGCGCCGGGTTCATCAGCAGCACCACATTGCCGCCGCCGCCCGCCGCTTCCATCGGCGTGATCAGCGCATTGAGGTCGGTGACGATCTTTTCGAGCGTCGTGCCGCTGGACGCCGGCGTCAGCGGGGTCACGCCGTTGAGCAGGCCGGCTGGCCGGGTCGCCGAAGCGGCAACGTTATCGATCAGGTAGCCGTCCAGCGCTTCCGATGTGTCGTCGGCCATTGCTTTCCTAAGCAGGCCTTCGATCGCCGGCACCGAAGACATGGCGATCTCCTCGGTAAAGGTGGTGATCACCGCCAGCTTGTGCGGAATCAGCGAAACCGTGCTGAGACCGATCCGCTTGACCGGCTTCGGCGCGCCTTCACCAACCCAGGCACCGGCCGCCTTCGGCGTGTTGGCTCTGGCCGGAATCTTGATCGAACCGTTGCGGCCGAGATCGTAGCGGGATCCCGCCGCTGCCAATGGTCCGTAGAGCGAAGCGCCGATCAGCCGGTCGAGGAATCCCATGTTGACCGTCTGCACCAGTTCCGCGGCCCAACCGGCGATATCGGTCCGCGCCGGATTGACGGCGGCCCTCAGCACGATCTGCGTGGCCTCGTCGGCGCCATACATCTCGCGCAGCGAATGCTCCAGCGGTTCCTGCCGACCGAAGGCACGAACGCCGGCAGCAACAGCGCGGAACATGTAGTCGGCCGGCTCGACCTTCTTTTTCGGCAGCGCGAACGGACGACTGGCCGACACGGCGACCTGCTGGCTATCGCCATCCTGCCGCTCGACGGCGTGCGTGCCGAGCGTCTTTTCCATGCGCTCCAGCCGCGCCAAGTTCTGCTCGGCGGCCGGGATCTGGTTGTCCTGGAGTTCGTCGATGAGTGCGATCTCGTCGTCAGCGGGATCGTCCTTTTTCGACAGTTCGGTAAGTTGGTCGCGGAATGCGTTGAGGTCGAACTGCGCCGCCTCGATGCGCTTTGCGAGCGTAGACATGGGTTTCCCTCCGGAAGATGCGGGAGGTTTTGCGGGCACGCGGGAAACGGCGCGATCCTGTGATGCAGGCTTGCCAAAGATCTGCCGGGAAATTTCAGGGAGCAGGTGATAGCTGCGCATGACGGGCAGCGCATTCGGATTGGCCGGGACCGACACCAGGCTGCACTCGAGCAATTGCTGCTTGAGATAACGGAACGGCCCGAAATGCGGATCGGCGTCCTTGTGCAGCGGCTCGCGCTTGACCGCCTGGAAGCCGACCGAGGCACCGCGCAGGATCTTCTGGTTCCACAGCTTGCGCGCGGTGTCGGCGATCTGGCTGGTGCCTTCCTCGGCAAACACGAAGCGCGCCCTCAACTGCCGGCCGAGCACACGGACGTTCTCCCAGCGGCCGATGATGGCATCGGCATGGTGGTTGAACAGCCCGATCGGGTTGCGCTTGAAGTCGGCCAGATCCCAGCCATCGGCCTGGATGACGTCGCCCATGCGGTCGACCGATTCCTCGGACATGACATATTCGAACGGATCGGCGTCAGACTGTTTTGCGATGCGGTAGATCAGGTCGGGCATGACGCGGCCCCCTGGCGGATCTCGCGCGTGTCGTCCTTGCGATCGGACGACTCGTCGACGCGCTCAGTCTTGCCGGGCCGGTTTCTGGTCGATTGATGTGTCTGATTGTCCGCCACCGGCACTGCCATCCGAAGGAAAAAGCCTTCAGCCGGATTTACAGGCTTGCGCCCCACCGTCGCCGGAATTGCCGCAAAATACGCCCGGACTCGCGAAATTGCAAATTGTCAACGAACAAATGTTCAGAACACGATCGCGGCGTTGCTGAGGTCGTCCGCGGTCTGCAGTTTCAGCGCCGCCACCGCCATCACCGCCGCCACCGCGGCGTCGATGCGGCCGAATGACTTGGCCTTGTTGAGCTTGCGGTTGCCTGCCGCATCCCGCTCGACAATCGCGTTCGACATGCACCAGGTGAGCAGTGGATGGCCGCCGTGGCGGATCCTGCCGGCCATCGCCAGTTCCTCGAATACGTCGATCGCCGGCGACATCGACTGGAAGCCCTGGCCGAACGGCATCATTTCGACCATGACACCCAGCCGCGCCAGCGATTGGCGCATGACATCGATGCGCCACCTATCATAGGCGATGCGGCCGAACTCCATGCCTGACAACAGCGAGCCGATGTCGGCGGCGAGAAAATCATAGTCCAGCACCTTGCCCGGCGTGGTGAGCAGATGGCCGGCCTCGGCCCAGGCGACATAAGGCGCCCGGTCGCGCATCCCCCGATCGGCGAGCGTTTCGGCCGGCGTCCACACCCGCGGCAACAGGTGCACGATGCCGTTGTCGTCCTCGGCCGCCAGCACCAGAGCCGACAGATCGGTGCGGGTGGACAGGTCCAGTCCGCCATAAACCGGTCCGTCGCGGAAGATGTCGGGCAGGATCGGAGCCGCACCGGCATTCCATACATCAGGCGACAGGAACGACGCTTCGGCCCGCACCCGCTGATTGAGCCGCAGGTTGCGAAACGCCGTCTCGAACGACGGCATCCGCCTGGCGCGCTCGGCTTCCGCCATCACGTCGGCCTCGTCGAGAAACTTGCCGAATGCCGGATTGACCGAACGGATGACCTGCGGATCGAAGGGATCGGCATCATCGGGTGCGCTCAACAAATGCACCGAGACTGACGGATCGGTGGCAGCGAGGCCGTCGTCGATCAGTTCCGAGAGCGGGTGATTGTCATCGGCAGCCTGCGTCGAGATCACCAGGCCCAGTGATCGCTTGCGCTTGCCCATCGCCGTCTGCATGCTGTCCAGCAGCCGGCGATCCTTCGCCTGGCCGAGTTCGTCATAGGCCCAGAAAGACGGCGCCAGGCCGTGGCCGCGGCGGGCATCGGCCGACAGCACCTCGTATTTCGACCCTTGGCCATCACCGTCCCTGACGGTGATCACCCGATACGGCCAGCGTTGAATGTTCACCGCCGCCGCGAATTCGGGCACCTGCAGGATCACCGCCTCGATCTCGTCGGCCATCAGTCCCGCTTGCCTGCCGTCGATCGCCGCCGAGTAGCACTCGCCGCGGAATTCCGATTCCGGACCGAGCAGATGGCAGAGCGCCAGGCCGGCGACCAGCCCGGTCTTGCCGTTGCCACGCGGCTCGGACAGAACACCGATCCTCACAGGATTGCTTGCGGTGCGGCCATAGACATCCTCGATGAAGGCCCGTTGGTTCGGCAACAGCTTGAGTTTGCGGCCGATCAGCTTGCCCTTCGTGATCGGCAAAAATTCCAGGAACGCGATGACGCGGCCGACGCGGGTCAGTCCCTTGCGCTTCCAGGGCAGTTTTCGCGGCTTGAGCTTTGCGGCTGCCTGCCGCCGTTCGCTTGCTCCTTTGCCGCGCAATCCCATCGGGAATCAATCAAACAGAAGACTGCGGGCCGCTGCCACCGGGACGCGCCTGTGGGCGCGAATCCCCCCCCTCCCCGCCCCGCTGGACCACGGATGGCGTGGATCGGTGGGATTTCCATCGACATCGCAACCACCATGCGGTCGCAATGGCTGGCCGGCCTTGTCGGCGGCGGTCTTGGCATTGTGACAGGCATGGCAAAGCGACTGCAGGTTGAGCCAGTCCAGCCTGCGTTCGGGTGCCAGGCGGATCTCCTCGACATGATCGACATGCTCGGTCCTGCGTCCGCACCGCTGGCAGAACGGATGCGCCTTGCGATAGGCAGCACGCAGACGTCGCCATTGCTTGCTGCTGTAAAAGGCGAGCGCGTCGATCATGCCGGTTCGCCATCGACCAGCACCCTGACCTTAACGCCAGGGCTTGGCGTCATGGTCATGGCCACCATGTTGTCCTGAGTGGTGATAGTAACCAGCACCTCGGCCACTTCCGGTTCTGGTGGTACAGGCTCGGGGATAGGCTCACCGGCAGGACCGAACCACTTCAGCAGGTTCTCGGTTGTGCCGTTCCAGCGATTGCCATCCACCTTGGCCGAGATACCCTCGACCTGGGCTTGATCGGTGTACTGCCACAGTGACCAGGTCGCCCAGGTGCCTTTCGGCCAGGAAGGCGCGGCAGCGCTCGTGTATTGGGCGATCCACAGGCTGGTGTTGGAGGCCAACGTTTCGCTGAGTTTCGAGCCGAGTTGTTCCTTGATGAGATGACCGGAATAGATCGCGACCTGCAGATCCGGCCGCCGATCAAGCAGCGCGGTGACCGCTTGCTCGAGAGCCGACAGGGAAACGCCGGCATCCTCATGATCGAGCACTACACGCTCGCCAGGCAGCGGATCGACCACCGAGAGGTAGAAGTCCATTTGCGCCGCGATCGAGCCGGGCCGAAGGAAATGATACGTCGCGCTTTTCAGCCCTGCCTTGCGCGCCGCAGCACCGCGTTCATAGAGCGTTTTGTCCTTGAACGACGTGCCTTCGGTCGCCTTCAGGATGACGCCGACCGTTCCGCCTTCCTTAAGCGCGGTCCAATCCGGCGTCGGATTGTGGTGACTGAGATCAACAACAATCGGGTTTGCCATCTCATGCCCCGATCTGGTCGATTGTCGTCAGCGCGACCCAGGCGCCGTTCTGGCGGAAGTACATCTTGCCGTCCGAAGGCGCATCCGGGAAATCGGCGCCGGGCGGTCCTTGCGGGCCGGGCAATCCTGGCGCACCGGTGCTGCCGGTCGCACCCTGCGGACCGGCTGGCCCTTCTGCACCAGGCGGGCCGGTATCGCCTTTTGGCCCTTGAGCGCCAGGATCACCTTTGGCGCCTGGGGTGCCAGGCGCACCATCGGCACCAGCTGGCCCTTCCGGTCCCGGCTCACCGGGTTCACCTTGTGGCCCGGCTGGCCCTGCCGGTCCCTGTGGTCCAGGCGGCCCTTGCTCGCCGTTGCCGCCTTCGCCTGATGAGGATCCGCCACCGCCGCCACCGACCTCCTCGAGCAGCTTGGCGATGTCGGCCCAGGCGGCATTGCGGCGCGCGTAATATTTGCCGTCCCTGGGCGCCTCGGTGACCACCGCCTTGCCTTGCACCCGCAAGCGGCCGCGCTCGTCCAGCTCGACATCTCGAAGGATCTCGTTCATGGCCTTTCCTCCAACGCTTCGAGGAACCGCTCGGCCGATCGCAGCTTCTGCTCGGCCCGCCAGCGGTCGTGCCAGTAGTTGGCCGGCAGCGCGACATGGTCGCGCCATGCCTCACCGACCATCCTGGCCTCGGTGGCACGCGCTTCCACCACTTCGCCGCGCATCCGGTCGACCAGCTGGCCGGCGGATCTGTGCAGGATGGCGGTGAGCGCGCCCATCTCAGCCCTGCATCGCCGACAGCTTGGCGACGGCCGTCTCGATTGTTGCCTGCCGCTGCTTGTGGTCGGCATCGATCCTGGCAAGGTCGTCACGCGCCCGATCGAGCAGGTTCGCCCGCTGTCGGCGCCAGTCGAGATCCAGGTCGACCAAGTCAGCCCGCAGCTGGCGCAGCATGTTCTCGGCGAGCCGGAAAAAGCGTTCGGTGTCCGGCGGCGATTCCTTGGCCACCGGCCCGTTGATGTTTTCGTGCTTCATGCGCAGCGCTTCGTTCATGTCCGTTCCTCCTTCTGCGGCAGTCATCCTTTTCATCGAGTGCCGCGCTTCGAAAATTGCGACGGAATGCGTTAGTGCGGCAGTGCGGCAGTTAGGGCACATTACTACGTAATGTGTGCCCTAATGCCTGCACGACTGCCGCAACCACTACCGCGTTCCGGGTGCCGCACCGTTTGCGGCAGTCTGCGGCAGTCGTAAAATGATGACTGCCGCACTCATATCGGCAGTTCTTCCTGGCCATTGCCGGGCGCTCCATAGAACTCCTTTTCATGCCGGTGCTCGTCGAACTTGCGCACCCTCAGCACGGCGCCGTTCTTCTCCAGGATGACCAGCATGTTCTGGATCCTGTTGCGCACTGCCTTCTGTGCTGCCGAGCAGTCGGTCTTCGACAAACCGCGGCCGCCGTCGAGTTCCATCAGCTGGGCGATCACCCAGCCGCCCCAGATCTCGGATCGCGGGTCGCATCGCCATGTCTCGACCCGGAAGCGGGCCTGCAGCTCGTCAAGGTGATGCCAGCCGTCGAACATGCCGGTCTGCTCGCGGCGGATAAAGCGGCCATCCTGCCAGCGCAGCTCGATCTCGCGCCCGACCGGCCCATAGTTGGACTTCATCATTTCAAGCACGCGCGCCTGCTCGTCGGCTTCGTGGCGGCTTTCGCCGTCAAAGACGCGGTGCAGATACATCCTCGATCGGACCGAGTTGTTCCAGGCGGTCGAGCCGGATTCGCCGGTGCCGTTCGATCGCCCGGACAGGCTCGGATGGGCAAGCAGCAGCACGACGCAGTCGTGCCGGATGGCCAGCCGGCGCAACAGGCCGACGAAATGCTTGACGGTCGAGCGGTTGTTCTCGTTGCCGGCATAGATGTCGGCCAGGTTATCCAGGATGAGCAAGACCGGGCTGACATCGGCCAGCATGCGGTCGAGATGTCCCATCAGGTCGGTCGGCTTGATGGCGCAGGATGCGCGCTGCTCGATCGCCAATGTGGCGTCCTGGCCGGCCAGGGCGAGAAAGTACAGCAGGCCGCGCGAGGCCTCCAGGTCAGCGCATTCCTCGACGGCGACGATCTCCTCGACCCGCTTGTGGATCTCGTCGCGGTCATCTTCGGCCGATACGTAGATCACCGGCCCATTAGCCACAGTCATGCCGATCCAATAAGGCAGCGCGGTGGCGGTCGCCAGCGCCAGCTGCAGCGCCAGTAGCGACTTGCCGGTGCCGCCGTCGCCCGACAAGAGCACCACGTTGCGCATCGGCAGAAGCTTGGCATCGTCGAGGAACAGCCGGTCGCGCGCCGACACGCCGATGAACTCGCCGATCTCGATCAGCGGCGGCCCGGATGGCGGCTGCTTGTGCTGCCGCTGCTGGCGATGGCTTTCGAAATCCTCGACGTTCATTCAGGCATTCCCCTCCTGGTGCGCGGCTGGTTTTCCGGCAGTTCGTATTCCGGCAGATGTGCCAGGAATCGCCTGGACGCCTGGCGCGCTTCGGCAGCAGCATCCTGGAACATGGCGGTCAGCGTGACGTCATCGAGCCGGCAGGCGGCATGCACCCATGCGCGCGCCTCGTCATAGCGGCCGGGATCGACGGAGATGACGAAGCGGCCCTTATCCAGGAACCGCACGACCAGCGGCTCGCCATCCGGCAAAGTGCAGCGTATGGCTGCAGTTTCCGTGAGCATGCCGTCGAGTTCCCAGACATGGCGGGCGAGGTCGCGCGGATCCGGCTGCGGGATCATGGCTGGCGCTCCAGGATGTGATAGCCTCGCCGCTTGGTGATGCCGCAGAACCGCCAGCCGGCGGCCTTGAAGCAATAGCCGGGATTGGTCGAGCGGATCCGGCGCGGGTCGACATAGGTGAAATGCCGTTCGCCCGGCCAGCGTCGATCGGCGATCGCATCGGCGGCACGGATCAGGTCGCTGGAAAGCGTCGGTCCCTCGTTGCGGAAGATCGCGCAGTTGACGCCCTGCTGACCGTCCCGGCTGGTGTACTTACGCCAGACGAACACCGACAGGGCATCGCTGGTCAGCAGCACCAGCTTTTTGCCCGGCCCGACGAAGATCATGGGCTTTCGGCCGTCCGCATAGTGATAGCGCGAATAATGCCGGTCGAAGATATCGCGCGCCGTATCGTTGCCGTCGCGCACCTCGATCCAGCCTTCACCGAACAGGAACGGTTGCACGTTCATGGTCTAGTCGCAGCTGTTGGAGCGGCTGCCGCGGCAGATCCAGCATATCCACTCGCCCTTTTCCTCGAGCAGCGTGATCTTGCCGAATGACGTGCCGTAGCCGAGCGGATGGTAGGAGCGGCAGATGCCCTCGATGGCCGCCTCGACGGCTTTCTTCTCGGCGGCGGTGATCACGTAGCTGGTGCGGTAGCCGTCATTGTTGCTTGTGACTTTTGCCCGTTCCATTGCGGATCCTCCTTGTTCATGCAGTCACCTTGATCGTGGTGCGCAGCGCGCCCCATGCCTTCAGCTGCTCGATCGCGTCGTGATAGGTGTCGACCCAGGCGGCGAGGCCGCCAGCGGCCCGTACATCGTCCAGGAACGCGATCTGTTCTTCGGATGGCCTCTCACCCCGGCGCTTCAGTTCCAGCGCGTGGATGCGGCCTGCAGGCGGCCCTGCGAGGATGAAATCGCTGGCGCCCGGCCGAGTCCCCATCCGTTTAAGCCGGGCGCCGGCGCCATCGTCCCGCAGCTCGCCGTTCGGCGGGTGAAACCACAACCAGCCTGGTGACTTGCACAGGCGGATCGTGTCGACGATGGCGCAATGGACGGGAAACTCCTTCGCCGGCGGCGGCCTCGTCCCGCGCTGGCGTTTCGGGTCTTTCAGGAGGTCAAGCTGCAGGCCGGTCATGGTGCGCCCTTCTCAACCAACTGCTCGATCGCGCGCTGCAGGATTGGTCCTGCGTTGAACAGTAGCCGGCCTTTCACGCCACGCAGATTCCGGATCTTGGCATCGACTGCCTTCGTAACGCGCGGGTCGAAACCGCCACCACTCAGCACCAGCCAAAACGCAGGGAAACCGGCCTCCACAGCACATCCACCGCATAGGCCAATTTTTGGTCGGTCGTGCCGCCTCCCATTTGCTGCTTGCATTCGATAGGCAATGAAATATCGCGGGCAAAATCGCGATACATGAAATCCAGCTTGATGTTGCCGACAGGATATTGGCGGACCAGGACGAGATCCTTGCGCGCCCATAGACCGCCATCGCCAGTATGATAGACGTGGTCATCATTCACGATCTTCACGCCATAGGCGCTAAAGCCTGCTTCTAGCGTCACCTCGCCGAAGCGGCCGGACCGCACTGCCCGCGCTCCTTGCACAAGGGGAAACAGGCTCATTCCGCAGCCCTCACGAAATCGGTGCGGCGAATCTGATTGCCCCAGACATACCAGCCAGGCACCGGCCCTCGGCCGTAGAGTTCAAGATAGAGTTGCGGCGGTTGCGGGCGGCCCAGTAGCCGGTGGATGCGGTGGCGCACTTCCTCCGGTTTGGCGCTATGCTCGCCGCGCGGCGCCATGACGACCTGGTGAACGTTCTTCGCAATGCGGTGCGGCGAACCGCGCGTGGCCAGCAGGCAGACTTCCGCATTGGCGCGGGTCCAGTAACCCATTCCGGTCGCCGGCGACCCGTCGGCGTTGGTCTTTATCCAGACGAACGCCGCAGTTTTATATTCGAATCCCCAACTGCGGATGACATCGAGTGCGCCGGACAATTCCGGCATCACTGCCCAAAGGAACAGCGCGCAGTCATCAGCGGCAAGCGCCATGACGTGCGGCGCCATTGCGGCAATGTCATCGAGCCGCTGCGTGTCATAGTAGCGGTCGGCGGCACGCTGCTTGCCCTTGCCGGAATAGGCTTCGAACGACCACGGCGGGTCAGCATAGATGACAGGAGTCCGGTAGCCGGTGGCGGCGAGCGCATCGAGATCCTCGACGGTGCAGCCCTCAGTGATTTCGCCCTCATAGGGCTGGCGTTCGTCGCCAATCGTTATGCCGCGAATGACAGTTCTGTCTGACCGCAGGATGTGTTGCTCGCGGTCTTCCAGAATGGTTAGGAATGCATCTTCGTCAGGCCGCGCAAGTGTCCTGGCTTCATTGGCCAGCGTCTTATCTATGCCTGCCTCATCGAGCGTAGGTTTCGGCACTTGGGTTGCAGAAAAACCTAAGTCGCTTCTGCGTCCCTGCGCCGTCCCGAAACTCTCCTTTTGCGATTCCATAATCTGGCCGAGCCGCCGCGCTGCTCGGAACCGCAACTTCATGCAGTCGGCTTCAAGCTGCCGATCCTTGGCCTGCCGCGCATATGCCTGGCGCGCCTTGAACTCATTGCGGAAGCTCTTGGCCTCATCAACCGTCTTCGCCTCGGCGATGGCGCGGCGGGCGGCATCATAGCGAACAAGTGCAAAGGCCTCATCCATCCGCGCCGTTCCTCAATCGATGATCGAGAATGCCGGCGCTTCCGGCTTGCCGCGGATCATGGTCTTTTCCATTGCCACGATCTCCTTCGACAGCACCTGGACGATCTTGCCGATGTCTTCCTCGTCGAAGTCGTAGTGACCGGCATTGGCGCCGCCGAGCCTGGCGATGCGGCGGATGGCCAGGATCGCCCGGTTCACCCTGGGATCGACCAGGCGCACGAACTTGTCGCGCTTCGATTCATCGGCCGGCACTCTGGCTTTGCCGTTTTTCCTGGCGGGCTTTTTTTCCCGGACAGGTTGGGCGATCGGCGGCTCGACGATTTCGCCGGTTACAGGATCGAAATTCTCGGTCATCACCATCCCTTTCCTTTTCCTGCAAAAGCCACCGCTGCATGGAAGGCGCAGTAAGTGTCGATGGTCGGCGCACCGCAGAACCGCTGCCCGCCGATCACTTCAGGCGCTTCCTCGACCGGAAAGCGGCAGTCGGTGCGGTTGAGTTCAAGCAGCCCGACGCGGCGCATGACCGGCGGCTGCGGCGCCGGCTTGCTGGTCACGACAGGCGGCGGCGGCGCTTTCTTCACGGCATACTTTCTCGGCGGCCTGGCTGCCGGCTTGTTGGCTGGCGGCCTGGCGACCAGCTGCAGGATCTGGTTGCGGAAGATGATGCCGGCGATCGCGTTGCGGGTGGTGTGGAAGTGGTTTGCGATGTCCTGGAAGGTAGATCCCGCGCCGAGCATCTCGGCGACCTGGGTTTGTCTCTCCACCGTCCAGAACGTCATCGCGCCGGCATCCCCTTCCGAAAGGGTCACCGCGCGGCGCCAGCTGCGTTGCCGACTGGCGCCGGCGGCTTCCCTTACCGCCTGAAGCCGGTTCAACGATGCTGTTCGGGCGTTCGCTGATCCGCAGACGGAAAGTCGCGTATGGAGATTTTGGTGCATGGAAAGATGCGAGAGCCGACTGCCGGCCGGACAGCCGACTCCCATCATCGCCGCCGCTGGCCGGAACTCCATACACATCCGGCCCGCAAGCGGGATCGGGCGAAAGCAAAACCGGGGATCCGCCGCGCCGCCCGATAGGCGCGGTCGCCCAATTACAAACAAGTCAAACTGCTGGCGTGGTCACCTCTCCAGCGCTCGCCGGCGGCGGATCGAAGAACCAACTGTCGTCCCACGCAATGCCGCGCTCCGCGGCGGCGAGGCGGATCGCCTGCATCTCGTCGAGCGAAGGCGCCACGCCGTTTTCCCAGCGCGAGACGGTCGACTGCTGCACGCCGGCAAGGGCGGCAAATTCGGCTTGGGTGAGCTGGAAGACTCGCTTCCTAATGTACGAAAGCGTGTTCATTCCTCGCATAATATGCGCGACGGGATTGCTTTCAAGCATGAATGTTCCAGATAGCCGAAATATCGCCGTCATATCCGTTCGCGCATATGCTGGCTTCGATGCAACTGGCGGGTTGGAAACTTAGGGATATCATGGAAGAACTGCACCTCGACCAAGGTGCGGCTGGCCGGCGCTACCATGTAAATCAGTCGACGATCGGCAGATGGATGAGCGGCGCACCTATCAAGGACGCAGCCACCCGGCAGCGGATCGACAGGGAATATCTGGAGATCTTCGGCCAGGATGCCCGGCCGGAGAATCCATTGCCGGCATTGATGACGCGACAGTTGCTGGCGTTGTCGATCGAGGACCAGTATCTGGTGCTGAATGCCTTCGATGCGATTCTGGCGTGCAAGGTCTGAGCCTTATCCACAGATTTATCCGATTCTGCATTTCGCTTGACGACTATCCTGTCGCGCATATTATGTGCTGTTAACCTTCGTAAAATTCGATCAGCAGCGAGTTTGTCATGTGTCCGCAGCTGAACACGCCCCACGCCGGGCATGCGCAACGCATTGCGCCCGCGCCCGCCATCATCGAGCGCCACACTGTCAAGCCGCGCACGCCGGAATGGTTCGCCTTGCGCGCCCAGGATCTCACGATGAGCGAGGTTGGCGCTGTGGCCGGCGTCGATCCCTACGCCACCGCCTACGAGATATGGGCGCGCAAGATGGGACTGGCCGCGCCGCCAGAAGAAAACGCCGCCATGCGGCTCGGCCGCTGGGCCGAACCGGCGGTCGCCTGCGCGCTGCAGGAACAGCACCCGGAATACCAGATCGACTATCCGCTCAACATCTATGTGCGGGATCCTGATATCCGGCTCGGCGGTACGCCGGATGCCACCGGCTTCGAGCACATGGCGGCGCGCATCGTCTTCGAGTTCAAGGTCATTTCCCGCGCGTCCTTCGAGGCCAACTGGTCGAACGGCCCGCCGCTCGGCTACCAGCTGCAGACGCTCGGCAACGCCATGCTGCTCGAAGCCGACTATGGCGTGCTGGCGGCACTTGTTCTCGGCTGGCAGGACGCCGAACTGGTCGTCCACCGGGTCGAGCGCAATGAACGTGCGGAAGCCGGCATCCGGTCGATCGCCGCCAGCTTTTGGGCTGCCTTCGATGACGGCCACGCGCCGGTCGCGCCCGACTACGCCCGCGACGCTGACGTGCTGCGCCAGGTCTTCAAGCCGGATCCGGACAAGCCGGCGCCGCTCGATCTCTCGACCGACAACCGGCTCGGCGACATGCTGGCCATGCGTGCCGCGCTGAAGGCCGAGATCAAGGAGGATGAAGCCACATGCAAGGAGATCGACGCCGAGATCGTCCACAAGCTTAACGGCTCGGAATCGGCCACGCTGCCCGGCTGGAAGATCTCGCACACGATGGCGCACCGCGATGCCTACCAGGTCGCGGCGAAGGATTATCCGGTGCTGAAGGTGACAAAGGCAAAGGATGCAGCATGAAGCCGATCAGGCTTACCTGGTTGCGGCGGCAATGGCTGGAACGGCTGGCCGAAGAAGGCCCGCAGGAACGCGACCACACCACAACTGGCTACTATTGCATGCAGGCCGGTTGGACCGAGTGGATTTATCGCGACGGCACCGAATACATCACCGGGCATGAAGCCCGCGCGCGTTATGGCGATCGCTTTTGGGACCAGGTGGAATCGGCCGGCGAGCGCATCACCAAGGCCGGACTTAAGATACTGAGAGAGGAACACCGATGACCGACACCGCACTCATTGAAACCAAGGTCAACCGCGAGCTGGCCGATGCCATCACGATCGGCAAAGGCGGCATCAATTTCGTCAATGCCGGCGAGGTGATGGAATTCGCCAAGATGATGGCGGCATCCGGATCCGCCGTGCCTAAACATCTGCGTGGCCAGCCTGGCGCATGCCTGGGCATTCTCGATGACTCCATCCGGCTCGGCATCAATCCTTATGCGCTGGCCAGGAAAAGCTATTTCGTCAACGATCTGCTGGCCTACGAGGCACAGGTGTTCATGGCGATCGTCAATGCGCTGGCGCCGCTGAAAACCAGGCCGGACATCCGGTTCGAAGGCGAAGGCCAGGAAATGCGCGCCATCGTGACCGGGACTTTCCGCGATGGTGCCGTGCGCGAATACAAGTCGCCGCGCATTGCCGACATCTCGCCGAAGAACAGCCCGCTGTGGAAGTCGGATCCCGGCCAGCAGCTGTCCTATTACAGCCTGCGCGGCTTCGCCCGCCGCTGGTGTCCAGAGGTTATTCTCGGCATCCATGACGTCGATGAGATGCGCGAGGCGGCGATGGTCGACATCTCGCCGAAGGAAGAAAAACCGGCGGCGCCGCGGTCGCTAGATGATTTTGCCGCTGCCGCCGAAGCCGGCGCCGTGCTACAAGGCAGACCTTCCCCTGAAACGCCGGCCGATCCCCCTCAGTCACCAGCCGGCGCAGGCAGCGGCGAGCCTCACCCCCAAGCTGATCCACTCGCCGCTGCCGCCCCATCCGACGCGCGCGACCAGGCCATCCATGACGCCCTGCAGATCGCCGGCCGCGGCGACCTTGAAGTCGACGCTCGCCTCGTCGAGCTGGATTTCCTGCGCAGGGATCTCCTCGAGGATCTGCCCGGCGCCGACGCCTTCATCGACACCGTGCTGGAAACAGCGGCCAAGGTAGCCAGGAAGGAACTGCCGAAGGCGGCCGCGCAGAAATACCTGGCGTTGCTCAAGGAGGAATGAACATGGATGGCGTTGCGAAAGTGGAGAAGCTGACCGACCAGATCAGCGGGATCCTCGCCGGCCATGACCCGGCCATCCAGTCGGCGGTGATTGCGGATCTCGCCGCCATGCTGCTGGCCGGCATCCAGGGCAAAGACAAGCATGATTTCCGGATCAAGATGCTGTCGAACTTCATCGAGCAGATCATCCGGCTTGTCCCGATCAACGAGGTCGAGATTCTGGCAGCCGTGGAGAAGCAAAAGCAGGATCGGAGGCACTAGGACCAGCCCGCCACGTTTCGACGCCTGGCGGGCAACTGTGTGGCAAACAGAGGATATCCGGACATGACTGCCAGATCCGATGCCATCGCCTACACACCGCGCGGCTGCGGCTGCGGCTGGCAGTTCCGCCGCATTCCGTTGCGTTCCGTATCGTTCCGCTGTATTACGCTCGGCGAAATCAACGGAGACGAATCGCATGAGCGATCCCTTTTCACTTCCGCCGCGCGGCATGAGCCGCGTCGAGGCGGCCAGATATATCGGCGTCGGCACCACCCTGTTCGACGAGCTGGTCGAGGATGGCCGCATGCCGAAGCCGCGGCGGGTCAACAGCCGCACCGTGTGGGACCGCGAGGAACTGGACAGCGCATTCGACACGCTGCCACGGGCGGACGCCTAAATGCGCGAGTTGCGCCATGACGCCGCTGCTCACCCCCGAACAGGCGGCGAAGGAACTCGGCATAGGCGTCGACACGCTGGCGGCGATGCGCCGGGCCGGCGAGATCCCTTACATCAACATCGGCCGCGGGAAGAAGCGGGAAACGCCGCGATACGACCGGGACGACCTGGCGGCGTGGCTGGAAAGGAATAAGCAGCTATGTCAGTCACTATCCGCCCGGATACGAAAGACGGGACGTATTCCTTCCGGTTCAACCTCGGTGGTCGCACTTTTTCGGGAAACACTGGCAGGACCAACAGGCGGGAAGCCGAACAAGTAGAGGCCGCAAAGCGGGCCGAAGCGCGGGAGTTGGTCGCGCAGGATGCCGCGATGTTCGAGCCGGAACTGACGTTCGAGCTTGCCTGCGCCCGCTGGTGGAACGAAGTCGGGCAGTTCCGCAAAGACCACGACCGCTGCCGCAAGAACCTCAAATGGCTGCTGAAACAGTTCGGCACGACCATCATGCTGCACGACATCACGCCGAGCCGGATCGCCCACATGGTGGCGGCGCGGCGAGGCGAGGCAAGTCAGCGCAACAAGAAAGACCGCCAGGTCCGTATCAGCAATTCGACGGTCAACCGCACGGCGGTCCAGCCGCTGCGCACCATCATCGTCACGGCGCGCGAACGCTGGAACGTCCGGGTCGCCAGGATCAAGTGGTCGCAGTTCATGCTGAAGGAACCGCAAGAACGGGTCCGCGAGGCGACCGTCGAGGAAGAGGCGGCGATCAACGACCGCCTCGACCGCGGCTATGGCGACGCCGTCGACTTCGCCTTCAAGACCGGCGCCCGCAAGATGGAGGTAGTCGGGCTGGCCTGGTCAAAGATCAACTGGTTCGCCCGCGACGGCAAAGGCGAGTTCACGCTCGACGGCAAAGGCGACAAATCGCGCACCTTGCCGATGACGCCTTATGTCCGCGAGTTGCTGCGCCGCCAGCTGGGCAGGCACAAGGTCAACGTCTTCACCTTCGCATCCGCCTACACCAGGACGGGCAAGAACGGCATCCAATACGTCAAGGGCGAGCATTACCCGCTGACGATGGAAGGTTTTGCCTCGGCGGTGAAGCGGGCGGTTGCGGCGGCAGGCGTCGAGAACTTCCGCCTGCACGACATGCGCCACACGGCAGCAACCAGGATGGCGCGCAATACCAACCTGAAAGTCGTGCAGCGCACGCTCGGCCACAGCCGCTACGAGACGACGCTTCGCTATGCCCATGTGCAGCAGGAAGACATTGCCGGCGCCCTGGAAGCGGCCGAGCGCGGCGCAAAAAGTTACACGGAAAGTTACACGGAAGCCGCCGACAAGGCGGCAAGCGATTGAAACAAAAGCATTATCGCTGAGATGCCCTTACGATCCCCACATCCGAATGGCATTTATGAGGCACGGCCGCAGGACAGCCAAAATACCTTTGTATTTTCAAGGCTTAGGCTTGACGCGGCCCTGTCGTCCGAAAAGAACAGAAGCGGATCATTCCCGCCCAAAAGGGACGATTGGCGGCAAAAAGTTACACGGAACTTACACGAAACCGCACAGGCGTTCTTCGCCTGTTCCGCCTGCGCCTTGCAGTAATCAGGTAAGCGCAGGCACCGCGACCGGCGAGATGCCGACCAGCTGCAGCAAGAGCAGGATCAGCACCAGGGCGCCGACGACCACGGCAATGACCTTCATCACCTTGTTGATCGGCTCCGGTATCGGTATGGCATCGGCCGCCCAGTAGATGACGCCAATCACAAGACCGACGACCAGGACGTAGATCAGCAGATTGATTAGCTGCGCGATCATGGCTGCATTCCTCCATTGCGTTCCTCAGTCATGGGTCTGGCCTTCCGCCGCCGCCGCCATCTGGCCGGTCCGGCTGGCCGCCTGGATCTGGATTGCCCGGCGGGTCCGGTGGATCCGGCGGGTTCGGTGTTGGCGGATCGGGCGGATCGGGATCCGGCGGATCAGGTCGGTTCGGCTGCGCCGGCGGCTGCGCCGGTGGCACTGGTCGAGGAACGCCGACATCACGGTGCCTCGGCACCACCAGCTCGCGGCTCGACGGCCGCCGGCAGATCTGGTGAACGTTGACACGCATCTGCCTCAGCACCCGGCACTGGTCGTCCGAAAACTCGACCGTCGCCGAGCAGGACGGCAGCACCAGGATCGGTATAAGGAACCATCTCATGGCCCATTGAGATCTCCGGTCAGCATCTTGTCCACGATCAGCTTCAACGCCTCGCAATAGGTGGCGATCTCATCCTCGCCCGGCTTGCCGTTCAGCAGCAGCACATTGACGCTCCACCTGTCCCGCCCCTGGTACGCGAAGCCGGCGCCGATCGACCACAGTTCTGGCCCGCCGCGCTCCTGCACATGGCGAATGATGCAATCGCTGTCACTGTCGACCAACTCATAGGTCGAGAGCAGCCGGTCGAGCAGCGCATCGTTTCCGGTCACCGCCTGGTAGACGACAAAGGCCGGCACCGCGATCACGGCCAGTGCCGCCAGCACCAGGACGTTTGACAGCGTCAGTCCGCGAACCGCATTGAGTAGGCCGGTTACGCGGCCGCCGTTGCCACCACCTGACGGTGATGGCTGGTTTGTCATGCCGCCTCCAGTGCCTCGACGCGGGCGGACAACTCCTTGACGGCATTGACCAGCGCCAGGATCAGATTCGAGGTGTCGAGCGTGCGGAAGTCCTGCACCTCGACGCCGTCGATCCAGCCCGGCCCCTGCGTGACCATGCCAGGCATCACCGTCTCGACCTCCTGCGCGATGAAGCCGACGACTTCGGTGTCGTCGACCGCCATCTGGTAGTGCGGGCTGTCGGGGTAGGGCACCGTCTGTGCCGGAACTGGCTCGCCCTCCGGTCGCATGGGGTCGTGGCCGGGTTCCTGTAGCGTGTCGTTGCCCTTGTAGGTGAACACCTTCGGCTGGAGTTGCAGCACCTCGGCGAGGCCGACATCGTAGTCACCGACCACCTCCTTGATGCGCTCGTCGGACGGGTTGGCCCACGCCGTGCCGCTCGACTTGATGGCTGTCGAACTGGTGATGGTGAACGAGCCGGAGACGCCGAACGTGGCGCGAATGCCGCCATTGAGAATGACGTCCAGGTCGCCACCAGTGCTGTTCCAATTGAGGTAGTAGTTGGTGACGAACTGGAAATAGCGCCCGCTCCCACCAAGGCCCATCGCGCAGGATGGCCCGAACGTCACCAGCCCGGTGTCGTAGATGGTCATGCTGTTTGCCGGGTCGCTCGGACCATTCGGCCTGAGGTAGACGTAGCCGGTGCCGGCAGCAGAGGACGTGCAAAGCATGGCAGCATCAGCCGCGCCTATAAACGTTCCCGTGCCCGCCGTGTAATTGCCGCCACTTGTGACGCCGGCGGTGACGTTCAGCGCGCCTGCGCTGCTCAACGTCATGGCAGTCGTGTTGCCTGCCGCGTTGCGCCAGGTATGCGCACTGGCGTCATAAAAGGCCTGGCTCGCCAGCGTGGCGTGCGTGCCGCCCGCGAGCGTGATGTGGGCGCCGCTGCCGACAGTGCCGCCATGCAGCGTCAATGCCGATGTATCGACACGCTGGCTCACAACCGGCAGTGCCAGCTGTCCAGTCTCGGACAGGGTCGCAACATCGGTTCCAGACAGGTCGGCCTTGTCATTCCAGACGAAGCGATTGCCGGACGTTCGCGCGCCGAATCCGATGTCGGCATCGGTGAAGCCGAGAGTGCTGCCCAGGTACGGCGCCACCCATGCAGTATTTGCCAGGTCGCGCTGCCGCATGGCAGGCGGCGTCGGCGATGTGTCGAGCCACAGCTGGCCAGGATATTTCACCACTGGCTCGATCGGCCCGGAATTCATCGAGGCCAGCGCCTGGATGGCTGCGTTCATGTCGGTCCTGACCGCCAGGCCCGGCCCGTTGTCGAGTACCATGTCATGCTGTGACATTTCTTCCTCCTTTAGAAGCCGCGCGCCTGCCAGTCGAATGTCCGCGTCTGGTGCGTCGCGCCCTGCTTGATGGTGACATCGAAGCCCTGGCGGGTCTTGTTGATCACCTGGATGTCGTCGGTCGCCAGCGCATTCTGCACCGTCACCACGACGGACGGCTCCAGGTAGAACTTCACCGCGAAGGTGACGTGCGTGGTGGCGGCCGGATAAGGCACGTCCTCCGCGCTGTCCATCTTCATCCTGAGATCAGCGGTGATGCACAGCTTCTCGATGCCGATGTTCTGTCCGGCCGGTGCGTAAAGGTCGGCCCGGAACTCGAATCCGCGCGCCGTGTATTCGACCGGCGAGAATGGTTGCCAGGCGCCCCAGGTCGCCGATGGCGATGCCGGGTCGTCATTGGTGGTGCGGATGAATAGCTGCACCTGGCCGCCGAGATCTTCATTGATCTCGTCCCAGTCGGACCACTCGTCGACATTGTTCAGCCGGTCATCGATGAACGCATCGCCTTCGGCATAAGGGAATGCCAGGATCTCGGCGGAAAACCGCACGGTGAACACGCCGCCGGCATCGACGAGATCCTCAAAGATATACCAGCCATGCCGTGGCTCGGCATAAGGCGGCGACGGTGCATTCTCGACCAGCACGTCGACATCCGGCCAGTCATCCATATCGGCAATCTGCGCGTCCCATTCGCCGCCGGTCTGGCCGATAATCAGCCAGTACTGCGGCTCAAGCACCTCGGTGAAATTGTGGTCGCCGAGCCAGTCGGGATGCTCGCAGACGCGCGCGAATTCGGTATAGCGGCCATCCGGCTGCAACGAGATGATGGTCGCCACCTCCTTCGATGGCGTGCCGACGATATCGAAGGTCCGGAGGAACCATGTCCCCGCACGATAGACTGCTTCGGCACTGGTGGCATTGCCAGGGATCGACGGGATCACCACCTGTGCCGACGCCCAGCTGGCGCCTGACGTTTGCGAGGAATGCCTGAGTTCGAAATGGCCGCCGATGATCACATCGAGTTCGACCGCCGGCAGCCATTCGAACAGCGCCACGCCATCCGAGATCTTGATGCGGAACTGCAGCGGCGCGGCCGGCGGCGCATAGCGGCCGATCACGGTATAGTTCAGCATTGCCGGCGGCCCCCGGACGCCGAGCTGCGACACTGGCACGACGCGGAATTGATATGGCCCTTCCTCGACCGGCAGATCGATCGACTTGGCGTCGGTCCTGGTGGTCGTCCAGTTGCCGTCCTGCGGCCGCCAGTCGACGATGAAGTGCGGCGCCGCAGATACCCATGACAGCGATACCCGCACGCCGATCGAGATCGGCGACAGCTGCACCAGATATTCGGTCGCCGTCAGGCTCTGCACGGCCGGCCAGGTCACCGGAATGTCGGAAATATCCGGCGTCGAGAGTGCGATGTTGTTCTCGACATAATCCCACTTGCCGGGATAGTGCCGCACGCCGTTGATCTCGTAGGCGTCGGCCTCGCGCTGGCTGACCGAGATCACCCGCCATAGCGTCGGCTCCAGCGCCGCCACCTCGTTGACGACAAACACAGAGTCCAGCGCCGGCGCGGCGGAGAATGCTTCGGTCACGCCGACCCAGGTCATGGATGCATCCCAATTGTAGACCCAGCGCGTTTCGACCACGCCTTCGCCCACCTCGCAGGAAATCAGCACGCCCTGGCTGCCGGTGATGGCGCCGATCGATGCGTCGAACATGATCACCGTATCGGTGGTGCCGGCCACCACGCGGCCGCCGCGGCGCTTGCCGCCGATGTTGACATCCGACACGCGGATGATCTCGCCCGGCCGCACGAATGCTGATTTCAGCCCGGTGGCAAAGGCGATGCTCTCGCCCTCGTAGAGTTCGGTATAGAGCGCCCACTTGCCGGTGCGCACCGCCTGACCTTCGCTGGTGCAGCCGATTGCCGGGATCTCGGTTTCTTGGATGCCGTAGCGGGAAATGCCTTCCTGATCCTCGACCACCGCCAGCCTGGGCTGGCCGAGCTGCGCCGGGTCGTTCCACAGCACCGTCGCCATCGTGTGGCGCGCCCTCAGATCGGATCCGGCATAGGTGAACACGCCGTCGATCACGTTGGCGTTGGTGAACTGGTGAACCGGGTCGGATGGCTGGTCGGCACCAGCCACCATCGACGTGCCGGACCAGTAGCTCCAGCCGCGGAAGATCGAGGCGATCTGGCCGATCAGGTCGAAGGCTTCCTGCCGGTCGGTGATCTGGACGTTGCAGACCCAGCGCCGTTCGTAACTGCCCTTGCCGTCAGGCACATACTGGTCGCACCACTGGCCGATGCGGTAGATCGCCCATTTGTCGACCTGGCTCATGTCCAGGAACCGGCCGATGCCGTGCCGGCGGTTGATCAGGATGTCGTACAGGATCCAGGCCGGGTTGTTGGTCCAGCCCCAGGCGAACGTCCCGTCCCACACGCCGGAATAGATGCCGGTGGTGGCGTCGTAGTTGTTCGGGATCAGCATGCGGATCCCGGTGACGTAATAGGTGCGCTTCGGGATCTGCTGGAACTGCTCGGAATCCAGGAACAGCCCGACGCAGGCAGTGCCGTTGTAATTGACCCTGTCGTCGATGATCTCGGTGTAGCTCGACCAGTAGAGGTCATGTTGCACCTGGATGTCGGTCGACTTCGGCGAGGTGCGCGTCACGCGGATGTTCCACGGCCCAGGCTTCGGAAGATCGAACAGATAGGCGCGCTGGTATTGCGACGCCGTCATGCCCGACATGTAATGCCGCTTGAGGTACTGGTATCCGGTGCCGCTGCCGACTTGCTCGACGTCGAACTGATAGATGACATTGGTGCCGTACTGGTCGCCCTCGCCGCTGATGTGCTGCAGTGCCGGCACCATCAGCGTGAAGCGCACGCGGTCGCAATCGGTGTTCGAAATCGAACGGACCAGCGGCGTGCCATATTCCACCTCGACGCCGACCGCGATCTCGGTCTGCGCTGCCGGAAAGCCGTTGACGATCGGCTGGTCGCGCGTGCCTTGGCGCACCTGGTAATAGGTATTCTTGAAATGCCAGATCGCCACGCCGTCGAGGAAGATCTCGTAATTCTCAAGGCTGGAGACGATGCCATCTGAAATGACGTCGATCACCCGGGCATATTGCTTCGACTTCAGTTCGTTCTTTTCGCCTTCCTCAAAGACCCAGCTGCCGAGTTCGGACACCTCCAGGCCGGCCGACACAACCACGGATCCGCAATGCACCTTGCCGTAGGCGAGCGGCACAGGCGCGCCCTGAGTGACGACATTCTCAGGCCCGGTGAAGGCATAACTTTCGTTGCGGGCGCCTTCATCCGTTTCGGGCATCTTTGGCCGGAACAGGAATGACAGCCCGATCATCACGCCCAGGAACAGCGCGCCGCCGATCAGCGTCGCGGCGAATGTCCCGGCCAGCGACGGGATCAGCGCGCCGACCAAAAGCGCACCGAGCGCGACGCGGCCCTCGATCTGAGGCACCAGGTGAAGCTCGCGGCTGACCGGCAGCCCTGCTGCTTCCTCGCCGTCGCGCCAGTCGCCATCGGCCAGGATGTGATAGATCTCGTGCTGCGCGAAGTCGCGCACGAAGCCTGGATAGTTGGCATCGAGCGCCGCCACCGCTTCATGCGGCGTCGACACCGCGAAGTGATGCAGCGCGCCATACTTGTCAGCGAGCGGACCATAGAGGTGGACGGCGATCGGCTTCTCGGCGCTCATGCCATCCCCTCACGGCGAAGATGCAGCGCGGTCAGCCGCTGCCATGTCTCGTCATAAAGCTGGCGGCGCGACAGCTGCCCGACCAGCTGGTGCAGGATCTGGTCGGGCGCCAGGAACAGCGCCAGGTGGTTGACGACAGGCGATCCCGGCATGCGCATGCCAAACACGTCGCAATGCCTGGGCGGCGTGCCTGCCGGCAGCGCAGCGAAGCCGACCGTGTGGAACTGCTGGCCGATCAGATCCTCAGACTTCCACCAGTTCCAGTCACGCTCGAAGTCGGGAATGGATAGGCCCGCATACGCCCACAGCGCGTCCCTGACGAGCGAAAAGCAATCCTGGCTTCCCCATACCCATTGCCGGCCGACCAGCGGCGCAGCCCAGCCTGTGGGCGAAAGAATGGCATGCTGGCCGCCAGGCCATGACACGATCAACCACGGCAGCCCCAGCTTCTCGCACATGGCGCGATCGGCCTCGGATGCATGCGGCGGCGCTTTCACATGGCTGTGGACGATCGCCTCGACCGGATCCTGGCGGGCAATGGCGATGTATTCCCTGCTGTCGAAGATGAAGGAATCGAAGTCAGTCGCGCGGTTGGTGACAGGCAGGAAGCGGCCGCCGGCGATCACCCCGCAGCATTCGGCGGGCTGGCACTGGCCGGCATGGGCGAGCGCATCGGCGAGTTGCTGATCGGTCGGCTGCCACGTCATATCATCCTCGTCGGCAGCGAAGCCGGGAATGCCGATGTCGGCAGCACGCCCCACTCGCCGAAGCGGCGCTTGCAGGAAGTCAGCGTCTTGCCGCATTTGTCGACGCCTGGATAAACCGGGTCGTTCGTCACCGGCGGCCCGGTATAGCCGCAGTCCACGTCGCGATAGACCCATTGACAGGTGCCAGCGATCACCTGGCGCCACGGCAGCTGCATGCCGGCGACGTCGAACGGCACGGCCAGCTCCATCTCGAGGAAGATCGGATTCTCGCTGACCTTGCGCGAAATGTAGAACGTCTCGTCGGGGAAGTGCGTATTGGGATCGGCATTCGGATTGCCGCCTGGAAAGTTCACCGCGTCCAGGTATTTGCCGAGCGTGCGCTTGCGCGTGACCTTCGCGCCCAGCCCGTCCTTGATCGAGCGCAGGAAGGCGCCGAGATGCCCGCCGATGTTGGATGCCCTGAGGATCGGCCGCGGCAGCTGGCCGGCCGCCGTCATCTCGAAGCCGGAACTCTCGACCGGGAATGGATCGTATTGCACGCCCTGCCAGACGATCGGCTGGCCGGCGACAGTGGTGCCAGGATGCCAGCGCAGCACGGTCGGGTCGCCGATCGGCGAGCCGTCATAAACAAACATCTCGACGATTTCGAGCGGCGCCAGCTGGCCGACATCCTTTGCCACGCCCATCAGACGGACACTCCATTTGCCTTGATGAATTCAGCCGACAGCGTGCCGTGCCAGATGCCGCCCGGGCGCCTCAGTTCCCAATCGACCCGCCAGGCATCGCAGAACACTTTCCAGGTGATGCCGGTCGGCTGCTCCAGGTACGGGAAGGAACTAGCCTTCTCCGCCTCGAGGAAGGCCACCATCGCGTTGATGTCGGCCGCCGAGCGCAGCGACCAGGTCAGCGACCACTTGCGGTCCAGCGCATTGATGCCGTCGAGCGTGCGCTGCTGGTAGCCGTCGCCGAACTGCGCGATCCTGAGCCGCCACTCGTCGTCCCGCGCCAGCGGCACATCAGGCATCCAGCAATTGTCGGTCCCGTCGAATGCCATCAGCCCGGCACCTTTCTGAGCAGCCCGCCCGGCCGGCTTTCGCGCACCAGCTCCGCCTGAATAAGCTTCTGGATGTTCTCGCCGACTTGCTTGGCGGATTTGGAGTTAGCGGCGACATAGCCGGATCCCGACATGTCGATGGAGATCTTGTTCTGCTGATGCACCGAGTTGTCGACCTTGCCGCCGCCGGTCGAGGATGCCAGCCGCCTGGCGTTCGGCACGATGATCTCGCCGCGGTGCGCAATGATCGGCACCTCGCCTGGCTTCAGCCCGACCATGCCGCCGGCTGCATAACGCGGCGCATTGGCCCAAAGCGCCGCTGGCCGCTTGCCTGCTGGCTGGCCGGAAAGCCCGACCGTGCCGCCGCCCTCGAAGCCAAGGATGCTGCCGCCGCCGATTCCGCCGCCGAGCGCCGTCATCAACGGCTTGATGATCAACAGCTGCACCATCATGTCGACCAGCTGCGAGGTGATGCGCTGCAGCATCGAGGCGAAGGCATCGCCGGCGTCCTTGCCGGCGATCAGGTCATTGATGAAGCCAGATAGCCCACCGCCGATGATGCCGGCGAACTGCTGGTTGATCTGCGCCAATTCGGCCGCCGCATTTTTCTGGTTCTCGACGAACTGCTTTTGCAATTCGGCGGCTTGCTGGCTTTTGAGTGTCGCCTCGGCCGTCGCCTGCGCCGTCGCCCGGATCTGCCGCTCCATTTCGGCGGTGACAGGAACGCCGGCCTGGCGTAGCCGAAACAGTTCCTCTTCGGCAATGCGCAGCGCCTCGACCTGTGCGGTGCGCTCAGACTCGGTCAGCCATACCTGCGCATTGATGTTGGATACTTCTTTCTCAATCCTGACACGCTCGGCCGACGCGACGTTCCACTCCTGCAGGTTCTTAAGCGCACGCTCCTGCTCGGACAGTTTCGGTGTCGTCGATGCCCCGGCACGCCGCCCGGCGTAAGCCAGGACATCCTCGCGCGTCGCGCCGCCGCCAAGGATCGACGGGTTCGCGGCGATCGCTGCCGACATGCCCGGAATGTTTGCGATCTTCGTGCCAGGCGCGGCCTGCAGTACCTTGATCGCGCCGCCGGCACCAAGGAAGTGCGCCAACTGCAATGCCGCCTCATTCACCTCCTGGCCAGCCTGCAGCAGCAGCTGGGCATTCTCCGTCGCATAGGCGCGGATCATGCGCCGGTTCGTCTCGACATCGGTACGCAGCTCCAGGATGGCGGCATCGGACATCCCTGCCGCCTCGGCGGCAAAGTTGCGCTTGAACACCTCCAGCCAGGTCGAGGAAATGAACTGGCCGGCGCCGGTCGCGCTCGACAGCGGATTCTTGGCCGTTGCGCTGCCGCCGCTTTCAGCCTGGATCACCCGCTCGACAAAACTGTCGATGGCGTTAGCGGCGTTGCCAAGTGCTGCATCCAGTTCAGCCCCGTGGCGCCGATAGGCCGGCATCGGATCGCCGCCGCGACCGGGACCGACAGCCGGCGGATTGATCTGCGTCTCGGCTTCCTCGCGGAATTCCTTGGCCGCCTTGCGGAGATCCTGGTAGGTCTTGAGCAGATCGAGCAGCGCGGCTTCCAGCGCCTTGTTCGCCTTCACGCCCTCGGACAGCAAGATGTCTGCCATCTCACTCTGAAACTTGTTGAAGGCATCCGTGTCGTCGCCACCGTCCTCGATGGTCTTGAACATCTTGTCGGCGGCGGTATCGACTTCTTCCAGCGCGGTGCGGAAGGCATAGCTGGCATCGGACGGGAACTTGTCGGCGAGATCGGCGAACCGCTCGTTGACCTTCGTCATGCGCTTGTCGACGACAAGGCCAGCGGCTTCCAGCAATTCCATCTGCTTGACGATGGCCTCGGCCTCGCTGGCGATCTGGCGCAGGCCAGGGATCATGTCACCCCAGGCGTCGGCGAGCTTCTTGGCGGCGTCGGCCTGTTTGCGAATTGCGTCGGTCGTCTTTTTCGCGCTGTCCTCCGACTCGAAGAAATAGCTGGCTGCCACCGTGGCCAGTATGCCAAACGCGACCACCGCCAAGTTGATCGGGTTGACCATAGCGACCATCGCCGAGCCAAGCGTGCGAGCGCCCTGCGCCAATCCGCCGCCGCCGAGCTGCTGCGCGATCTGGCCAAGCTGCTGCTGTACGGCGCGGATGCCCTGGCCGGACGCGATGCCGGAAAAGATGTCATTCAACTGGAACTGCAGCATGCGCGCGTCGTTGGCGATCTGGTTCGCCGACTTGCGGAAGTTGTCGTTGATGGCATTGGTGCCACCGCCCTTGCCGCCCTTACCGACATTGCCGACAGCATCCTCGGCAGCCTTGGCGGCGCGCTCGGCCATGCGCACTGCCGATTTCAACGCCGCCTCATAGTCCTTGAGGTTCGCCCTGAGCGTTACGACGACTGCTGCGTCATCCGCGGCCATCGGTTAAGCTCTCCACTGTACTATGAACATGCCGTCTGATACGTTTTCCGCATGTCGATAGCTGCTAGCAACCAAGCGAGAACTCACGATCTTGTCGGACGTCGCTTCGGTGATTTGCGCGTCGTCGCAAGGCATGGATGGACGGTCGGCAAACGTCCGGAGCCGGCTTGGTTGTGTATTTGCGACTGCGGCAATGAGAAGATCACCAGCGGAAACGCTTTGCGCGCAAAGCTTGGACCTAGATCGTGCGGATGCTCCAGTCGGTCGATCAGATCTATCGGAAAAGACAACCTGATTGATGCCACCGGACAGCGTTTCGGCCGGCTTACTGTGGTAGGCCGATCCCTGCGCAAGGATGGCAGTCGCACTGTTTTCTGGGACTGCCAGTGCGACTGCGGAAATTCCTGCACTGCCACCGGAGTGAGACTGCGAAAAGGCGTTTCGAAATCGTGCGGATGCCTGAAACTCGAAAAGCTTCGCAGCAAGGCTACGACGCATGGCTTGACCGCTTTCGGCGAAACGCCGCCACGTCTCTATCGCATCTGGACTGGCATGAAGACCCGATGCACGAATCCGAAGGCCATCTCGTGGCCGTATTACGGTGCGCGCGGCATTAGCGTTTGCTCTGAGTGGGAGGACTTCGAGCCATTTCGCGATTGGGCGGTCGCCAACGGATATCGTGATGATCTGACTATAGATCGCAAAGACAATGATCGCGGATATGAGCCCGACAATTGCCGCTGGGCGACCTACCGAGTACAAAGACACAATCAACGCCCAAAAGTTCATAAGACTAGCCCTTCAGAATTGCCTGCTTAGCTGCCTGCCGCATCCTTCTTTGAGCCCTCCTCCGGTTTGCTCTGTAAGAGGGCTTGAGGTACGGCTGGGCCGCCATCTTCATCGTGCCGAACTCGAGCAGCCGGGCGACCTGATAGCCGTCGTTCTCGGTCGACTTGTCGCCGGCGGTAATCGCGACATAAAGCCCACCGCGCTTGCCTTCCTTGACGCCGTGATGGCGGATGGAATCGCGCACCTCGCCCTCGTCGACCGGCACCCGCATCTGAGCGCCGCGCACGATCAGCTCGGCCGATTCCAGCATGGCGCGTTCCATTTCGGCGCGCACGCGCTTCGGCATCTCATCGACCAGCCGGCGTTTCAGTTTGTCCAGGCCTTGCACCATTGGCTTTCTTCCTCGCCTCTTTCAGCGTCAGCGGCCGATTCTTGGTCTGCATCCACTTCCAGAGTTCGTCCTTGTCCTCTTCGTTCAGCCGGTTGCCGCGGTGGCTTTCGGTGTCGTGCGCCTCGATCCAGCGTTCGGTAACCGCCGCCAACTCCCACATCGACATGCGTTTCGCCTCTGCCGGCGAAATGCCCATCAGGACAGCAGTGCCGAGGACGGGACCGAATCGGATTTTGCCGTTGGGGAGATCGTCGACTCGCTCCGATCCGGCTTTGATTTTCCCAACGGTTCATCCTCGACGCCGTGTGTCGCCGCCGCCAGTATCTTGACCGCGAGCACGACCAGCCCGTTCTCGCCACCGAGATCCCATGGTTTCTGCTCGACGTGCTGGCGCACCAGCCTGGCCGCGGCCGCCGGTTCCATGCCGCCGCCGATCAGGCCAAGCCGGATCGTCTCGGTGACGTCCTGCAGATGCCACTGGCCGAGCGACAGCCTCGCCAGCACGACCGCCGGCCCGGCATCACGCTTTTCCTGCAGCTCGATCAGCTCGCCCCAGGCGAGCCGGAACAGCCGTTCCTCGCCGCCGAATTCGGCAGCGAGCTGTGCCGATCGGCTCATGGGCTCGCCGTCCAGGTCGAGGTGATGGCGCCGTCCGAAGTCGCGTTGATCGCCAGGTTGACGCGGCCGCCGGCCTCCACCGTGATCGCCTCCGAGTCGACGTGGAACTTGCCCTCGTAAACCTTGGTGCCGACGCCGTCATATTCGACCGTCACCCGCATCGGCACCGGATCGGTCGACATGAATGCGTCGTTCCAGTCCGGGAGAGACTCGCCGGCTGCCACGCCTTCGCCGGTGATCGTCGCCGACTGGCTGGTGACATCGCGGCCGACCCAGATCGGGTCGTCGGGATTGTCGCAGTCGGGGATATTCACCTCCGACAGGTTCTTGGACAGGGTGATGCCTTTGCTGGTGAAGCCGCACGGCGCGGCATAAACCGGCGGCACGGCATCGTCGCCAATTTCGATCAGCATGTTGCCGAATTTTGCGGTTGATGGTTGCAAGGTAGCCTCCTATTTTGCTAGAATTGCACCATGCTGGTGCGTTGCGTTATTTGCGGGAAAGAGTTCGAGAAACGGCGGCATGGTCCGTCGAAATACTGCAGCGCAGAATGCCGTCGCGCGTTTGAATTGCAGGAACACCATCGCAAGCGCGCCGAGCGCGGCCTGCCAAAGCTCGGTGACCAGATCGCATGCGAACGCTGTGGTAAACCGACCGCGCGACGCAGCCGATCCAAACATTTCTATTGTGAAGCTTGTGCGAGCGAGCGTCGAAAAGAGACGATCAAAGCCTGGGTTAAGCGCAATCCTGAAACCGTGAAGGCGCGGGAAGAGCGGCGTAACAAAAGGCCGACCCGCATCGCGTGGAAGGTTGCCTATGGACGATTGCGAAGCGCAAAACGACAGGCATTGCCTCGCGGCCGATTGGATAATGCAATGATGACACTCATCCGCATGTCGACCAAGCGCGGCACCGGCAAAGCCGTCGAACGTTTTGCAGGCTATGGTGCGGCCGACCTGCGTATGCACATTGGCCGGCAATTTCTGCCAGGTATGACCTGGGACAATATGAAAGACTGGCAGATCGACCACATCGTGCCAAAGTCCGCCTTCACCTACTCCTCGCCTGATGACGCCGAATTTCGCGCATGCTGGGCGCTGACCAACCTGCGGCCGCTTTGGAAGCTGGCGAACGTTCGGAAGTCGGCGAAGCGTACTCATCTGCTCTAGCGCCTCTCTATCGCCGCTTCGAACGAAAGAATGCCGTGACTCGTCAGGCCGTCCGGGTCGCGGGTAATGCGGGAATTGCGGTGCTCGAAATAGGCCATGCCGTTGGTAGCCAGAGGCATCTCGGCCTCGCGGTCGTGGAGTGCTGCCCGCACGTCATCAACCATCTTCTTGACTTCCGGATATCCGACGCCGCGCGACCAGCAATCGATCTGCTGCGCCACCAGCAGGCCGGCGATGCAGTCGGCCGTGTCGTCGACGCTGTCGACCGGCCCGATGGTGACATAGGGAAATGCCGCTGATGCC